TTGATCTTTCTACCTATTATATATGCTAAAGATAAATTGCTAATAAACCTTCCTGTTTTTTTATCCCTTCCTTTTATCCCTTTTTTGCTTATCCACTTTGCTAAAATGTTTGGCGGTGGTTGTTTAGTAGTATATTTGTAAGGACTTGCAATAACTTTGTTGTTATAGTCTTTAAATTTTTGTTGCTTCTTAGTTCCTGAAACTCCCTTATCTACAAAAGTTCCATAGTCTGCCATATAGAAATTTACTGTAAAGCCCTCTGAGTCTTTGACTACTTCAAAGCGTATTGATTGCTCTAAGGCAGTACCACCACCTTTAGCTTTCTGCAACCCACCCTTAGCTCTGTTTGCTACTTGCTTCCCAAAGCTATTTAAGTATCTTTCTATATTATCTGTTTTCATTAGATAGATGCAACAAATATCTCTACATCTGTTTCAGTAGTTGCTGTTGGTCGCACTTCTAATTTTGCAAGGTCAGCCAAAGAACCATAGCTAGGAACTGCATCTGCCTCTGCTACCATAACATCATCAGCTCTTGCTATAATGTGTGAGTTACCTGCTGGTAATAGTATTGTATAATTTGATGCTGCACCAGCTACACCTAATTCGCAATCTGCTGTATCTGATAAATTAGTTACTCTAATATATCTTACATTCTCTTTGTCAATAGCGCCTGCACTATCATATACATTACTAGAAAATGTTGCTATTGTAGATGTTGCTGAATGTGGGCAAGTTACTACCCTTTCAAATGTGTCTGTAATACCTGTTACTGTTATTGCATTTGATGATCCTCTCAAAGCACCATTGATTGTTACACTCTCGTTAATTGTTACTGTTAAATCTGCCATATTAATTTATTATTCGTTATCTATTTGTTTTAATTTTCTTATCGCCCATTCTATTCCAGATGTACCACCCCAAGCATCCCACATTATCCCACCACAACCTTCTGAGTAAGGCACATCTTTGTTTTGTTGGTGTCTTTTAAAAGATGCCATTCTTGCTATTGTGTCTCTGCTAATTGGCTTTCTATCTGCTAATTGTGCTGATCTAGTCCAGCCTACTCTAGTACCACAATCACTTCCATTCTCCTCTTTCCATTTTCTAGCTCTTTTTGCGTTGTTAGTTGCTGACTCTGGGTAGTCAGTATAAGACTGAAATCTTATGCTGATAGATTCTAGCTTTTCTACTATATCATCATAGCTCATAGCTTGATTGTTATTTTTGGTGGTATTATCTGTATCTCTATTTTCCATATTTTAAATTTGAACATTAGTAACCAGCTCCTGCATCTGTCACAGGTATATTACAAGTACTAAAGTCATTCATCACTTTTACTCCTATTTGAAACACCCACCCACAACAAAGATTATCAAACCTTTCAGAGAATGGCTCTATTGTAAATTGATCTTGTGTAAAATATAGTGGTGCATTAATATCATTTGTTCCTTCTGCTGATTGTCTTGAACTATGTCTTAGCATTCCAATAAAGTCTGTACATATTTCTAAGCATTGATTAAATACTTCTTGCTCGTTGTTTTTCATATCAACTAACTTTGTTAGCTCCGAGTGTTGTTTAGTTTGCCAATCACTTTTCTCGCCTACCATATCCATAATAAATATTTGATAGTTATATACCAATTCAGAATCTCCTGTGGTTACGCTAACTGGATTAATGTGTAGTAAAGGAAACTTCTCCATTTTCTCCAAGTTGATGTCATATATATCTCCAACTGATACAGTAGATATTTGATCGTGATATTGTCCTAATCTAATAAGTGTATTTGTTACGTTGTTATATGTCTTATTGCTTACTGTCATATTTTACTTTGTTTTGTA